AAGTCTAAGTTCTTTGGCATCTTCCAACCTATTTCCGTGGTAGTAATACCACTGGCACTTTTAATACCTTGAGCGGCTAAACTAATTTGGCCGTGATAATAACTTACATTACCCTCAACGTTTTCACGTGATAGTAAGTCTCCTTTTTTCGTTATGATATCAAGTACGCTCATTTCACCAAATGGTTGGCCGTAACGATTAATAGCTGTTGTGGATCCATCTGGAACAAAAGAAATATTACTAGTTGCTTTACCAGATTTATCAAAGTTTATTATTTCTTGAGTAGTTCCATCTACATTGGTCCGTGTAGACTTAACAGTTATACCGTTAACTCTATTTTCTACAATCTTAGTTCCAACTTCATAACTATCAGCTTGTTTTTCTGCAAAAATCTCTGTTGTAACAGTTTTTTTATCTTTGCTAACGGTTCGAGTTTCCATAACAAACTCTTGAGCTTTACCACCTCCAATAGGTACAAGTTCTACTTTTTTAGTAACTCTACCTTCTTTGATTTGTATCACGGGAGCGTCTGTAGCGCTATCCATTCTATCCCAATATTGTTCATTGGCTTTAAATGCTAGTAATTTTCCGTTTTGAAATACAATACTTTTAGGTCCATCACTATAATGTTCCCAGTTACTAAAAGCTTCCCCTGTTAACTTACCGTCTTTAGCTTGTGTAATACACCATGGGTTAGAGTTCTTACCCCAATGAGAATCTATGATGTCTCTAACAGATTGTTGACCTTCTTTAGTATTATCAACTTTGTGCTCAGTAATACCATGTTTTTTATTGGTGGTTGTGCTTGGAGAAAATTCAATTGTTTTATTTGGATCAAGAACTTTCTCTTTAACTTTACCAGCATATTTTTCTATAAGTTCGTTAGGATTTCTATAAGAGAATATATCTTCCTTATGTTTTTCAGCTATTTCTACTGCCTGTTTTATTTTATAAGCATCTTCACCTAATTTAACGTTACTCGTAGCCAACCATTTAGTAGTTATTTGTTCGTATTTTCTTTTCTTGCTATCAAGAACAGCTAAACGATCAACAAAATCAAACATATTATCAACTGTCTTAGCTACTAATCCCTCTTTTACTAAATCAGGTCTATGCTTAGTTAGAGTTTTTTCGTATTCAGTTCTATGTTTTCTAGAAAACTTTATATTATCATAGTTCTCAGGAGAACCTAATCTATCTACGTTTTTAATATCGTTTAAAGATTTTGCTTCTTTTACCTTAGGATCAACTAATTCGTGTCCAGTTTTAGCTTGTTGAACTTTTGATTTTATATCTAACTGATCCAAGATATTCTTAACGGCCTCAACGTTCCGCATTGCATCGTCAGCAAAATACATATCATTATATCCTTCTGAAAACTTTTCAAGCATCCACATTGCTTTAGCTTCTCCAGTACTGTTGCCTAGTCCAGTGATATTCTCTAGAGGTATATCTAATCCTTGAGACTTCAAAAACTCATGTATAGGTCCAGCGGCTTCAGGTGGTCTAGCTGTTAAAATAAATTGATCTTTAGTTCCATACTTTTTAGCTCTACTTAAAGCTTTATCAAAAAATGGTCCTCTTTGTCCACCGGTAACAACATTAAACTCTGAGAAATCAAACTCACCACCTCTATCTAATATTTCTTTCCCTTGAGTAGCAAATTGCTCAGCATCTAATCTGATTTTTTCATAACCACTAACAAAGTCATTCATCTGATCAACTAACTCTGTTGGCATTGCATCTTCTTGCTTTAACTTATCAGTCTTAATCTCCATGAACCTTTCACCAAACATTGTTTTAAAACCTGACTTATTACCTTGAACAGCTTCATGATTTTTCTCTACTATTTTATCTAATAAAGATCTTTCTTTCCTAACTCTGTTTCTTTCTAATGCTGTCTTTAATGAAGTCTCAACAAATACCATACTAACATCATATCCTTTGTCTTTAAACTCGTTAACAAGTTTTTCCATAGCTTTTATAGAACCACCAGTACCATCAACAACTACGCCATCAGCACTACCCTTGTACTTCATCATTTTATTTTTAGCTATCTGTCTAGCTTGAGATTGTAATTTACCTAAAGTACTTCTTTGTTCTTTCGTAAACTCATTCATGTTTTCTGGTAAACCATTATTCTTTTTTAACCACTCTAACGATATATCAGAATTCACAACTTTAAATCCTTGTTTTTCTAAGTTTAATTTTTTAATAACATTACCTTTACCGCTACCGGCACCACCCGCTAAAAATACTACTTTTCTATTTGGCTTTGGCTTTCCATCAGTGTTAGGTATTCTAGCTCTAACACCACCTTTAGTATAAGCTAAAGTATCATCAAAATCCCAAGCGCTCATACCTTTTGTTTTCTTATTACTTAGTCTACCTAGATTAGTAGCCTTAGCAACGTTGATTAAATCTTTAAGTTGATTTCTTCCTTTTAGTTTAGAGTAGTTTTTAATTCCAATGTTTTCTATAGCTCTAGTAATATTTACTTCTGAGATTTTATTTATTTTATTAACAACTCTGTTAATCTCTGCAAGTTTCATTACCTCTGGAGATTTCATTAAGTCTGCCCACTCTAAAGCGCTTCCAATACTATGATTAGATCTTTTTACAGAGTTAATAACTATTGTTGGTATTGCTCTATAAGATATTCTTTTAAAACCGGAATTAATCTTAACACCATTGACTGTTTTATAAATGGTATTTACAGATGGTCTAAGTGTTAATATTGCTTTTCCTGATAACATTGGAATGTTTAATTTTAATGGGTTTTTACCCATATAATGTAATCCCTTGCCCTGAATATTTATATAATAATTAGGGTAACCAGGTTTATTATTGTATATTCTACTTACATTGTCTATATTAAAGTTTTTATCTATAGCGGTTATTCCATTTATATAACCTTCAACTACCATTTGTTCATATAATAACTCTGGAATAGGATCTGAAACATCGTTCCATTTAACACCATCTTCCATCAACCTTTCTCTCATAGCCTTTATTCCAGGTATAGTCTGCTGCAATAAAGCATTGATTTCCTTATGCATGAATTCACCTTTTTTAATAAGTGCTTTGCCGTTTTTTGTATTTAACTTATTAACAGTAACGCTACCATGCTGGGCATTAGCCATCTTTACTTCTACAAAGAAATCTTTACCATGTAATTTTATATGTAGATCTGGGACGCCTCCTTCTGCAACGCTACTAGATAATACTTCAATTCCAGGAACTTTATTAGCTATATTTATTAGGGCTTGCTCGTACTGTGGTCCCCTTCCCTTTGGAACATCTACAATTTTTCCTTTTCCAAGACCTTCTTGTAACGTTTTTCTTATGGCTTTATCTAAATTTTTATCATATAGTAGTTCTTTAGTATATAGTTTATCAAAAACAAAATCCGCTATTCGCTGATCGATATGTTTAAATTTATCTAATAGCTTTAATCCTTTTCCTTTAGATTTTAAATTATAAGTATTGTCTATTCCTTTTTCACTAATATTTTCCATTACTTCAAAGGCATCCATAAGGAATTTTTCAGGAGTTAATTTTGAATCTAAACCTTTGTCTATTTGTTTGATAGTAGATTCTATTTCTTTCTTTATAGCATCATTTATATCTACAGATGATGTTTCTTTTAAATTTTCAACTATTTTATCTGTAATACCATAACCTCTTTCTTTTATATATATACTCTCCAACCAAGCTCTTGATGCATTTTGATCTTTACCATAAACTTCCTCTATCATTTCTAACCCGAAAACTTCACGCCTATAGTCTATACGATCTTGTATTTCAAGTATTTTAGAGTCGTTTTTAATAATACTTTCTCTAATTTCTTGTTCTGTATAATCTTTTCCTGTTTTCCTATTCCTAACTTTACTAAAAGACTTGGGTGATTTACCATCCGCAATAGCTAGCATCTCTGGTTCAAAGATTTTACCCATTTCCATCATTGGTTCTCTAAGACCTTGACTAGTAAACATTCTTTCAGTTAAAGAAATAACCCCCTTAAGAGTTTCACCAACACCTTCTAACCCCTCAACTGGTTTGTTGTTTCTAGTGTTTAAATTTCGAGTACCATCTTTCATTATACCGATAGCTTCTCTAAGATTTTCTATTACCTCCACTGGCACCATTCCATTAACTGTCTTTTTGTATTGACCAAAAAAGTTTTCTTTTGATCTAACTTTTGTACCATCTATAGTTGTAACGCCAGCTATACTTCTTTTGGTGTGTGTTATGGCCTGTATTTTTCTAGGAACATTTGTTGTTTCGCCGGGAACTTGTATACCGTTAACTTCTTTAGTTATAAACCCTTGCGGATTAACATACTCAGCAAACATTGGTATCCACTTGTTTAAACCGTTTTGTAAGGCCTTTATATCTTCTCCGTCTAAATTAGATTTCTTTTCTATCTTATTAGCTATTTTTTGTGCTAAAGCTTTATCTCCAACAAAAAGACTAATTGTTTCTGGTAGTACTAAAACAGGTAGATTTTTCATTTTTTTACCTGATACAGTTTCCATAAGTTTGTTTACATCAATACCACCTTCCTTGTTAGTAAACTTCTGTCTTATACCATCGTGTATTTCCTTAGCTTGTTTACCTTTTTGGGTTTGAATGTCAGACATTACCTCGTGAAGCTTTGGTTTTTCGGATTCATGCAAGATACGTCTAGAGTTTGCGTCACTCATTTTAGTCTCTATCATGTCGTAAGCACTAGGACCTTCGTAAACCAACTCCTTAACCCCGCTTTCGGCATCTATAGATTTTTCCATGTTTTTCCTATGGAGAGTATCAGCTTTTCTGAAAACAGTTAAAACTCTTAAATCAGCAAATCCATTTATCCAACCTGATAAACCAAACTCAACATCCTTTTTATCATAAACCTTCTCTTCAATGTTGAACCTTCTAATGTGACCACCTCTTTTTCTCTGACCATGATCCATACCACCTAGTTGTTGGTAAACTTGTTCGGCGAATTTAATTGGATCACCCAAAAGCCCATTGAATTTTGCGTTAGCTGCGGCAGATCTTTTTATTAAATGTTTTATAACGTTGTCATGAAACTCTTTACTGCTATACACCTCTTCCCAACCTCCGTTTCTCCACTGATCTTTCGTGTACTTCTCACCAAGCCCGTTTATCGTCTTCATTTCAGGATACTTAGAGAAAGATTTAGCTAAATCCATTTGACTTACCTCTGTAAAAGCATCCCATCCTTTAACGAACTTAATGGGACTCTCTACCATAAGATTCTTAACGTCGTACTTAGACGTGTTACCAAGTCTCTCAGATTCGCTAAAGATATCGTTTAACATGTTTTTAAGGTTGCTAGCATCTTTTTCGTTAAACACTTTAATGGTTTTCTTTCCTACGTTTGGAAATACTTTGTTAATGTGAGGAAGAAATACGTTTTGTATTTTTTCTGCTCTAGACAAATCTAGCGTTATTTGTTTATTCTTTAAACCCTCAACATACGTTGTTAATATTTCCTCATAATACTTAGATTTTTGTTCGTAAGATTCTACACCTTCACGGAATGGTATTACAGTTTTACGATCAGAATACTCCCTTTCAATCATTTCATTTTTAAGAAACTTTCTATCTTTTTCACTTAATGATTCAAGGAATTTATCTATGATGGCAACACCTTTTCTGGATATTCTTTGCTTAGTTACCTTTACAGGTATACCATATTCATTTTTTTCTGTTACTGTATAGTTTTCTTTAAAAGCATCTTTTAATATATGGTGAACTGTTTCGTGTATACCAGTACCTATAGTTTTAAACTCAGCTGCTTTAACTGGATCAACAACTATATATGACTTTCCATTTTTTGTATAATGAAACCCAGCAGTTCCTACAGCAGCTGGATCATTAGCTATTCTTAAATAATCTTCTGTACTTTCAGCTATTTCAAATTCAGCTCCTAAACTTTCAGCTATAGCTTTTGCTATTAATAATTCTTTATTAACGGCTTCTTCATATTTCTTTTTAAGCTCTGCTAATTCTTTCGTGTGCTCTAGTTTTATAGGCTCTAACTCAAGTTTTGCTAATTCTATTTTAGCACCGTTATTTGCTCCTTTATCATTTTTCAATCTTTCTAGCTTAGCTTCTGCGTCAAAATACTTTTTTGTTTTTGTCATCAGCTTTAGAGCTTCTGATCTACTAGTAATATTCCCAAAAGACTTAACATATTTTATTATCCCTTTGTAGTAATCTCTTTGACTAGTAAGAAACTCCGCTACTTCAGGACTCTTCATTTTTTTCATTAAATAATCAAACTCAGCTTTATTCATACTGCCAAGATCGAGCATTTGTTGAGGTGTTAATTTTCCTCCAGCTTTATTAATAACATATAACTGTCTCTCGAGTTCAGCTAATCTTTTTTTATCTTTTGATATAAGTTTTTTAGCCGCTCTAATATGTAAACGACCATTCATATCGCTTGCCGCTTTTTCAATTTCCGCAAGTTCTTTTTCTCTAGCTTTAGCGTCTTTTTCTGTCTTTTTTGATTTAAGCCATTTTTTAGTTGCTTCAACTTTCTTTTTGTTTGCAGCAGCGTCTATAACGTCTGCATCAACGTTTTCTTTTATACTTAGTTTTTTAGCAGCCTTACTAGTATTTAAGTTTCTTATATTAAAGTTATCTATATCTTTTGCTAAAGCCTCACCAACCTTACCACCCGGCGTTATATAACCTAACATAAACATACCAACGAAATCACTAGCCATAGTTTTAACTAAACTAGCTTTAGTTTCATTATTTTGATCTTTTATGTATTTTCTATAATCAACTTCTGATTCAAAACCGTTTTCAGCATACTTTGTAAAATCGTTATCTTGAAATAACAAATCTATAATCTCACTGTCTCCACTAATAGCTTTTGCTATTTCCATTGAACCGACTCCAGAAACAGCGCCCATACCTCTTTCAAAAGCTTTTTCTAATACACTATATCTACTTACCCTGCTCATAAACATAGAACCACGTTTACTTTGCATTAATCTTCCTATAATTTTTTTACCAACAACATTACCAACACCAAGACCAAAAGCAAACTCCCAGTTTAATTCGTCTGTCTTTGGATCATACACCATTGGGTCCATGTTAAATAGTGAGCCACCAACTTGATCAGCTATAGATAAATATACTAACTCTTCAACACCACCAAGAGTAATATCTGTCATAAACTTACCTATCTTCGTTCTACCAATAGGAAGTTTCTTCATGTAATTTCCAATAGCTGTAAACTTCTTACTAACCTGTCCACCAAGAGTTCTAGCTGTTCTTGCTCTTCCTCCCCAAGCAGCACCTCGTCCTGCCATAGCAAAAGCTCCAAGAGGTATCCGTTTAGTTATATATAACGATGCTATAAGCGGGGCGATATGCTTCACAAAATCTCTACCACCCTCAGCAATATCTCTTATATCAACTTCATCACCAAACATTTCAATACCACCTGGTAACATCCAATCACCACCTTCTCTAGTAACTCTTTTCCAATCATCATTCATTACTACTCCAATCTCTTCCATGTACTCACCAAATGCTTCTGCTTGTTCGTCGGCTGTATAGCCTATTACCTTATCTGGAGCAAATAGAAATTCTCCAATATTTTTTTGAATTTTACCTGAAAAATTGAAAACATCTGCTAGCCCAACATCTGTCGAACCTTCCTCTGCTAACTTTGAAAGATCTTGATTTAATTCTAAAGCTCTACCTGTAATTAAATATTTCTTTAATGCTTCGTTGTAATGTTGAGTAACCTCATCATCTCCAGACGCCTCTTGAAGACCACCGATTAACGAGTTGTTATCTGAAGCGCTTATTATTGCATTGTTAAAATCATCAGAACTCCAATTAACAAGACCCAATAAACCCACTTGTGATTCGCCATGTGTCTCTCTATACATATTAACAGCCGCAACTAAATCATGGCGATTTTGCGTTTGCTGTATTTGTAGTGTGGCTGGCTTGTGTCTTTCAGAAAGTATAATAGCTCTCTCCTCATCCTCTTTACTTACCTTTGAGACGTTATTAGGATCAGCATTAGCTTTATCCTCATCGCTAAGCTCACTCCAATTAATATATTTACCATCTTTATTATATAGAGTATAAAAACCGTTATCCTCATTTAATTGAGCTGCCTCATCACCTCTCCCAGCTTGAATTAAATCAAACGTGTCTTTGTCTTTACCCGCGAGCTGAGCTACGTTAGCATATTCATTAGATTGAATTTCTAAACCTTCTCCAAACTCGTTATCGGTGTCAAATTGTTCTTTGTATGAGTTACTTTGCTTAGCTTTTATATAATTTAGAATTCCACTTCTATCAACATTGCTACTAAAAAATCTATCTTGAAAAACTTTCTTTTGTCTTTCGTTTTCAGGAGTAGCGTAATCAGTGTCTGCTCCAAAAATCCCAGCAATAAAATCCATTGGTACTGTTAGATACATTGTCTCAGCATCCTCCATGTATGGTGCGTATAAGTACTCCATCATATCCTCGTCATCAAACATAGGAAGATCATTAGGATTTAAATATGTTTTGTCATCTCTGTCAAGGTTCAAATCTTCAGGTTTGAACATGATAGCATTCCCATGCTCATCAAATTGGGATTTTAAAGTACCATCATCATTAATTTGCGTAATTGCAAGAATTTCATCTCTATCTGACGTGCCATATTGATTTATAAACTTCTGTTGAGTTCCAAGTTCTTCATGTTTCTTATCTAGCTCAGCTGTATTTTTTTCTAATTTACTTTGTTTTTTCTCTTTGTAAAGACCTACTATATCAAAAATATCAACAGACTTCCCGTACTTACCACTAAATTCCTCCTGCTCTAATTCTTGTTTTGTTACGGTTGTTGGTTTTAATATCTCAGGCTTTTCTTCTTTGTCTATTTCTTTGTTAAAAGCTTCTACTTGGTTTGTTGGCCCAGTTTTAGCGGCAGCAGCTAATTCTTCTTTTTTGCTATACACTTCCGGCGCTTTATTCTCCCTTATCTCATTAGCTTTTCGTTTTCTTATTTTCTCGAGTTCTTCTTTTGTATAATCTCCAGAGTCTATAAAAGGTTGCATAGCCACATCTAATTCTGATGCAGCTACGGTATTTCTAGCTTCTCTTATTCCAAGTGAATTATCGTTCATCTATTGAATTGAATTATTTTCGTTATTATTTTGTGGAGTTGTTCTAGCTATTAATTGTTCAGCCTCCATTTTCTCTTTTGGAGTTTGGAAATCTGGATCAAAAGCTCTCTTTAATCTACTCGAGTAATGTTGGTGTAACCTAGTATCAAACTCTGGATTAAAAGAATCTGGATGTAGCATTTCATCTGTTATTTGTCCACTTGCAATAGCTTCTTGATTATTAATAAGATACTCATGTAAGAAATATGATCCACCTATTTTGTCAGAAACAAATATTTTCCAAGCATCGTTATTAGCTAGTAAATTATCTACAGTCCAGTCAATATCATAATCTAAGTCTTCACCAATAGTATTTCTTTGTTTAACTGCATCTTGTTGCATTTTCATAAATTGATTCTCTTCATCACCTCTTACAACCCAATTTTCAGTTATATCTTCTGTACTCTTAGTTATTTCTTCTCCTTCAGGAGTTATGACAGTCCATAATGGTCTCATGTTTTGGTCAAAAGAAACTACAGAATCTTCTAAGACCCACGCTCTGTCAAACCGTAAGTCAGTATAATTAGAATACAGTTTTTTACCTCCAACTCCTCCACCATAGTTGGCACCAAATTCTTTTTTAATTTCTTTAGCGTTATCTAAATCCCATGCTAGTTGATGAATCGCTTTGTTAAAAGTAGCAGCTAAGTCTTTATTTCCTTCAGCCATAGCTTTGTCATACTCAGTTACTAAACTAGCAGCTTGACCATTAATTATTCGCTGATTATTTTTACCATGAATTTCAGATGACTTAGCGTCATTTCCATATGGCATGTTTTCAAAATACTTCTTAACTCGTTTATCTTCTGACATATTATTTAATTTTTAGCTATCATATCGACGTCGATCATATCATAGTACACTCCGTAATATCCGTTACCCATAGTTGTTACAGCGTCTTCTCTACCAATGTTTAATAAATCTTGTGCCATTGCACCAGACCAAAGTTGATCTTCACCTTTATAATTAAATGTGTATATTGGTATTCCAGATTTCGAAACTCCAGTTTTATTTATATTTTCTTTTAATCTAATATCTGATCCAATAGCTGCTTTCATTCCTGTTGTTACTAAACCACTCACAAATGCATCCGATTGCGCCTTGGCGTTATCTATAGCTTGGTCAGCCCCAGCTTTTCTACCCATTGCCCAATCTAATTGTTGATTCATTTTATCTTGGTCAAACTTCTCCACCATTCTAGCGCCCTCTCTTTCCATCATGTCTCTTTTCTGTTCTCCTTCTGCGCTTTGTTGTTGTAATCTACCAGCTTCACCTCTTGCTCTAGATTGATTAGCCTGTTCTTGAGCTCCAATAGAAAGAGATGATTGTTGTGCTTGTTTAACACCTTGATTAGCTAGTACTTGCGCTAGTCCAGCCACACCACTACCTCCAGCAGCTCCTTGCATACCAGCCATCACATTCGCCATAGCTTGTTGAGATTGTTCTTTTGCAAACTCTGCTTGTTTTAAGTTTACTGTTTGATCTTCATAAACGTTTTCTAAGTTAGCATAAGGATTTGTAACCCCAGCATAAGGGTTTTTCATTTTAGAATCTTCCCATGCATCCATTTGGTTACCCATGTCTTCATTGGCTGCTCTTTGTTCTCTTCTTCTTGCCGCTCCCCCAAACATGGCATTTAAAAACTTATTTGGTGATTTTGAATTTCCCATAATTTTATTTCTTTTATCTATAATTACACTTATTATACATTATTTACTACTAGCAGTTATTTCAGAGCTAACTGTATATATTTCTGCTTTTTCAGTAGAATTATTTCTAAGTTCTACTTCCGCAAAATAACCCACTAATCCAGATATATTTACTGAACTATCTTTTGCAAACATAATAAAGTCATTTACACCAGGATCCGTACCGGTGTTATTAACCTCTACCGCGTCATCTAATATAGTTGTAATATTTCCTATAAAAATAGGATTACTTGTTGATTGATTAAAACCACCAACAGCAGTTGAAGATGGGTTTGGCACAAAGTAAGCAAAATCACCCACTTGCAATGAGTCATTATTTATATTAGTTGTAAAATTTATTACTATCATATTATTTTATTTATCCAGCCGTGCCAGTTGTTAATATATTGTCTAGGTCTAAATAAATTGTCTGGCTAGTCCCTGGGTATTTATCTATATATATTTTACCTGTTAGTGTTGCATTAGTGCTACTGCCATCTATATATATTGTGGTGTTTTCATTTGCCACATCAAACGTCCCATTTTCAATCGTAATTTCTCCTTCAGTGATGGATTGTTCTACAAGAGCTATAGTAGCGCCTTCTGTTTCTTGTTCTTTAAGAAATCTACACCTAACAGTAGCTCCTACGGATATCCCAGCCGTACCCTTGACAGTAGCTGTAGTCCCTGTAGATGATAACGCTGTTCTTAAGGTATTAGTTAATTGCACTAATTCTATTTTTAAATCAGAAAACTCTAAACCAACTCCAATCGCACGCCTTATTATTTCAGATCCATATGCCCTAAAAGTCATAGTATCATTGTTTGTAAGAGAGTTAGCTACAGATAGAGTTAATGTTTTTGATTTTCTATTAATAGCAGATATTTTAGTATTAGTTTCAGCAAGTGTTGTACCTGTTTTATACCACAAATTCATGCCCACAACTAGATTACTTAAGTCGTCTACAACTACAGTTGTACTAGAGCTAGTTGTACCATCTACTGTTTCTGTAGTAGACCAATAAAAATCTTCATCACTTGGTTGATCATTTATTAGAAAACCAGCATCAAAAACCGCTAAAGTAGTTGCTAGTTCTGTAGATAAATTAATGACATCACGTGAATTCGTTAAATACTTAGCAATCACAGTTCCTGTTGAGGTTCCTAATGATGGTGTTCCTTCTATAGGTAACGTTCTAGTAGCTCCAGAGAATGTAATAATAGCATCTCCAACCTGCTCCATAGTTATTTGGTATAAAATTTTATTATTACCGATTAAGAATTCCGTATCAAACATAGGAATAGCGAAAATACTAATAGTATATGTTCCAGCAAATGATGCTGGGAAAGTTATATTTGTTCTATATCCTCCTCTAACCTTTACGTTGACTAATTTATTTCTCGACGTATATGTAGACGTAAAAGCACTAGTTGTAAAATCATAATATTTTCCATCAGATCTCTTTATTTCTACGGTAAAAACAGCATCATAATCTCCACCCACTTTAAGAGTCCTAGCTGTAGAACTAGACGGCAAGGTAGTTTGATCAATCTCTATGTTGGTAATTTTATTCATACTAGTTATTAATACGCTTGCAAGAGGAGAACTTGTACGAGGACCAATCGTTGTTGACGTAGGGGTAGGAACAATCGTTGTTGACATAGGGGTAGGAACAATCATTGGAACGGGCCCAGAGCACCCACACACAGTGTGCATCGTTTGTGCGAATTGAATTTTAGCTGTCTTTAGATTAGTTTGGTATATTGGATAAGTATTATTAGCTAATTGACCTGTCCAATGAGTGACTCTATTAGCCCACCATCCACAACCACTACTCTGATAATGAGTCCACATGTTATTGATGAAAGTCATCATAGCGGTATACCAGACTGACGATGACTGATTCGATGCAGAGTAAGCTGGAAACATGATTGCTCTGCCATTATTTAGAAAATCGATATAATTACATGGCATAGTTTAATTTTTTATTTTATTCTTAATGATATAGTCGTATTTTAAATCAATATTTAGTATTGTTTCCGCTTCATTCATAATGTAATTGTTAAAATATACTTCTGCTACAATAAGTCCGGGCACATCATTCGTTGTAAACTCAACACCAACTCCTTGCGGTAAATTTCCTCCTTCCCATTGATTAGACTGTGCGTTTAAAGTAGCTCCAGCAATACTCCATAATTCAATACTACTAATATCATTCCCTTGAATATCCATATCAACGCCTAATATACTGATTTTTTGCATTCCAGTATAACTACCTGAAGGAATAAAAACAGCTCCAAACAATGTTGAGACAGTAGGTATGGATGAGGGGTACATAGTTATGGAAGCAGGTCCACCATTCCACGATCCGGGAATTGGAATATCACCTATGTTTGCAGGGGGTCGCTTGAACCAATGACTATCTGGAATCAAATCGGCATCCGTATCTATAGCCGCGAGTAAATAAAGCTTTGCGTAAGTGCAAGTTCCATCATCAATAGTTGCAAGTGGATCAAAATTTAACGCTAAAGGATTCATACACCCAAATACCGGAGCCGGAAGTACACATGAGCCATCGTCGAAAGTTGCTAAAGGATCAAAATTAATTGCGAGAGGATCCATACATCCTAAAACCGCGCCAGAAACTATTGTGTTTACTATTCCTATTCCTTGGAAGTTAAAAGCCGCAGTATCAACTTGATAAGATAGTCCTTTAATATAATTAAACCATTTACCTTCTTTTTCTATAAATTCATTTAACGACCCTTCTTGCATGTCTGTGTGTATGCTTCCCACATACCAGCCTTTTTTGCTAGTTAAATTGTAGTAGTTATTATCGTCATGACGTATATCTACTTTAGATTGACTACCCTCATAGTTCAAAGTATTGAAGTTCTTAACAACCTCGGGCTGCATGTTAAATATTGGAGTAATAGACGATTCAAAATCGTCTCCATAAAAATTATTTCTATTAACAGGAGTTATTCCATCCGCTTCGAACTCTTGATGGTGCTTGTATAGTTTACCAAGTCTAGTTGTGTAATATTGACCAACAACACTTAAGGCAAAGTCTGGAGTAAAAGATTTAAAACTTGACCAACCTTTCACATCTTCTCCAAATGATAAAGTTTTTCCTCCACCAATTATTTCTAACGTTATGTTATCTATTGTACCTTTAAAACCAGAAGATCCACTAACAATACCAAATTTACTTACGTTATTAATATTAGATGTATTTAATATAGCTTGACTAATTATACCATTAAAGGTATGAAGTCCATTTGAATCTATAGGTCCAAATACAAATCCTTTACCTTCGTCATTATATAAATAACTTGTAATTTCCCCGGCGCTATAATCGCTAACATTAAAAGTAATTCTAAATTGATCGCCTCCAGATATAACCGATCCGTCTACTACTTGGTTTAACTCTACGTGAGGATTTGCTGTATCAAAAACTACACTACCTTGTTGAATCGTAGGGTTACCTCCAACAGGACTCCAGTAAAGTTCCAATGCATTACCAAGGTCTAGTAGGTTCCAATTAGTAACAGTTCCACCGCTTTGGTAAACCTCGTTTAAAACAATATTATCTATTCTTGCAACGCCACCTGGTTCCATTAGTAAAATAAAATGAGTTGGTGCATTTCCTTGTTGGGACCACTCTGCAGTACCTATTCCATTGTCTTCTGTTATAGGAACTCTAGTGACTTGATTACCTTGAAAGTTTGCAACTGTATTAACAAATAATTTATCATTATAAGAAGGCAATACAGGTGGACCACTCCAATTAGTATTATCAACGTCATTATTAATATCCATTGTTACGACATAATTATGACCTGGTAATAAGGTTGCCCCTGTTTGGTAAAGTATTGCACTCATGTCAAACACAACTTCTAGCCCCGATGGAAAGTATATTTCGTCAGGATATGTTGTAAAATCAAGAGCTCCTTGTCCGGGAATAAACCCTGGTAAATCTATAGGGTTGAAAAACGACCAATTAGGCAGTGTCTCTGCGACAGCTACTTGATATCCTAATACTCGTTTAAAAGAAAAATTATCAAAAGCTATACTAGCAGCTGTTGGTGTGCCATTATATTTTATAATCATTCTATTAGCTAAAGTTGGATCTGTTGTTCCTATTGGGTATCCGAACTTATCACTAGAAACTTCTATGCTGGAATATTTTTCAGCTACCATAGTACTACTTAGGGTGGTATTAAATTCTATTCCCGATGCAACACTTAGTATCCCGTCCCAAGGTCCGTATATAGTTATTGTTAAGTCAACATCATTTCCACTACCAACGTCATACCAGAATTCTAATTGATATTCAGTCTCATCAATTAATGGCCAATTCCATGAATGTTGATATACTATATATTCGTTATTACCATTTGGGTCCCATTCAATATATCCATCCGACCCAGTATTAGTGCCAATGTTACCATTATTTATCACAAAAGTCGCTCCGCTTGCGTTATATAAATTCCAATTCGCCATAGTTAATATTTATTAAACAGTTAATTCAATCTCGTCCCCCGCGCTAAATGCATAAGTGGTACCTAGTATTACTGTATTCCCATAAGATATACTAATAACATTTATTGCGCTTATAGCTGTACCGTTAACAGATATTATAGTAACCGATAAGCCAGCGTCCAACCATGCTTCAATCCAAGGGGTTCCTTGCCCACCATCAGGAAAAAATGTAACAGTGATAGTGGCACCCGTGCTAGTAGCACTAATGATAAGTGTCGTCGCATTTTGTGGGTAATATGAAAATGAACTCGCATCCATATCTCCATCTTGTAATATCTCAGGAGCTAATATTGGTTCTTCAATTGCAGGCGTATAATTTTCAAGAACTGGATTAGATAATAGATTGGCATTACTAGTTGTTGATAAATATGTACCACCCTCATCAAAATCTGGATTTGATAATTTATTAGTTCCGTCAGGATATGATACAGTTAAATTATAATTTCTTTTATGCGTATCATAACTGCCATATAATCTACCACCATCTCTTAAATTATCCCTAAACCAATCATGCATTCCATAATCAGATATTGGAGTTAGGCCATCCATTGATAATCTTAACACTGCACCTCTTTGTTTGTCTGTAAAATAAGCTCTAAATGATTCTGCTGCAAATGATTCTGGATTTCTAGATATACCATAATTACCTCTAAACGGTTCGGCTGTACCTAAAAATCTATTTGTACTTAAAAGTTGAGAATTACCATCAGCATTATAAAGTACATCTTTATCAACGAACACTTGTAATACTCTATCTTCACATAAAGTAATTAAATCTTTGTCTCTAGCATAAAGCTTTTGTATACTACCATATGATGGCATTAAATCCTTTGTAATTTTTTCAGCTTGTATAAACTGATTTAAATTGTTAACACCACTTGTTGAATTATATAAACCAGAATATATTAACCCATATTTTCTTCTTTCTTCCTCATAAGGTTCTTCAAGAACAGTAGAAGCTTTTACACCGTGTCTTATGTAAGCCGCGTTATAGTCATCTCTAATTCTATTTGACTCTACGCCGTTTCCAAAAGAAAAACAATTATAGTAAGATAATCCGATATACTTATTATATAGTTCTGGATGTACTTCTATTTTTGTTATATAATTTCCTTCAATTTTCTTAATTCTATATATACTAGCTTGAGTATAACTTAAATCTTCGCGTATAAATTTCAACTTACCACTATTACCTTGTCCGTATATTGATGTCTGAGCACTCCAACCAGTTGCGTTATTTGTAAACGCAAGTGCTTGACCACCTGGATTAACTCTTAAACCTGGACTATCAAGAGTAACTATGTTTCCATCCCATTCGCTAACCCGTACGTAAAAATTGTAATCAGGATAAGTATCATTTTGCCATGTTAAATCTGGGTTCGAGCCTACTATATTACAACTAATTTTCGACCCTATCGGAGCCCATACATGACCTTTTGTTGAGTCTGGATTTAGATTGATTCCATTAGAGTTAGGTGGATAATCTGAATCGTCAGTTAGATCTAACCTTAAAGGAAGAGCATCACTAATTTCATAATATATATTCAAATCTATATCTTCTTTTGCTTCTGTCTCGAAAATAGCAGGACTTAGTGGTAAAAGATTTTTACCTGGCTCTATATGTTCATCTATAAATTGGATAGCTGCGAAGTCATTAACATCTGCAACATTCAATGGATTAAAACCAGCGTCAGCATTTCTTGGATCTTTATCTAATTGTATTATATAACAAACTCTTCTATTGTTTGCTTTACCAAAATCATAAATTTTTGATTGCAACATTATTGTACTTTCTGCGGATGTATCTGGATAACCAGCGTCAACCCATTCTTGGTATGCTTCAGAAACACTACCTCTTCCGTTGTTTAAAATATCATATCCTTTCCACCGTCTTCCCGTTTGCACAATCTCTTCCATTGGATTCCAAGATGTATGATTATATAGGTATTTTGTAGATACACTTTTAATCGTATATATCTCAGAACTTCCAGCAAACTTAAATTGACTACCTGTTTCTAATCTAGCAATTACGCTTTTCGCGGAATCACCACCGCTCCATGCTGGGTTAAATTGGTTATCGTGTGCTTCGTCCGCGGCATCATTCCAATTTGTCGACGTCTGGATTGTTGATCCAGCCCAATGTTCATTCATATCACTACCCGTAACAGGAGGTAAACCGGCTCCAAATAATGCCTCCATCATCTCATCCCAAAGCGAACTTGAAGTTGACATAGTAGTATTAAGTTTTATTGAACCCGCTCTAATCCACTGACAATTTTTACGGAATAAATGAGAGTCTTGTTGTGGTGCCATTGACATCAAACCCATAATCAACCAATTAATGAAATTACCATCGTGTAGATCTACTCCAACGGATGAATATGATAGATGCATAAAGCATCCTTCATGTGCATTACCAGAAACAGTGGCTCCATAACCTCCTGTGTGATCGGTAACATACGTATCATCATATTGGGGGAAATTATCACCAATACCGTTTTCCCATAATCTATTTTGACTCCAATTTCTTGATCCTAATCCTGAATTATACGCTCCATTACTATCATCAGTTATGACAATACCTTCTAGTCCGTTTATCCACCAACCACCGTCCACTCCTGGCATATCTTCAGCGTATCCCTTCCACATTCTACCAGATCTAGCGGCGTCAAATCCCTTACTAGTATTAGCATTGTAGTCTTCTTGACCAGCAGCCATATACATGTTATCAATAAAGAATCCTTGATTAGATCTTTTACTTGTATTAAACTTTGTTACATCATGCCAACCATCTGCGGTTTCGGTAATTGCAGAACCTAAGCCACCTGAGGTAACGCCATTCACACCCGAAGCATTTCCTAGCCACCAATCCGTGACATTATATACCCCATAGGTTATAGTGGTATTATCAACGAATTGTTCTAGTAGATTCGTTGTCGTACTATTATCAGCTAACCAAAAAGCATAAGCTCTAGCTACAATTTGAAAATCATTAACTGCTCCTACATGAGGAGATAAATACTTTTGTGTAATAGGGTCAGATATAACTTTTACAAAAAATCTTCCTTCAAATTCTACAGCTGGTTTTTCCTGTAACTCATATATAGTAATAGTTAAATCATCCGCGTAGTTTAAAACGCCTATAGAACTCTCTATCCAACTATCACTTTCATGTATGGTATTTTCTAGTAGTAGATTCCATTTGCCATCAACTCCAGCCTCTTCTCTAAACCAAGCCAACACATGATATTGCTTAGATTTAATAACTGTATTACCTTCTATTATATTAAATTGTATAGATAATTTAGCTGTAGAAGATATATTGTCTAAATCAGCACCATATTCATCGTTTACCCAAGCTTCTTTATCTATACTAATACGTTTCACATCTACCGCTGGGGTAGCGCTTGTATCTGGAAATAATTTAACTAAGTCTTCTTGACTACCACCACCGCTCCCAAGAGATACATAGTCAAATTTAATAGATTTTGGAGCCTCATTTTTAATATCAATTACTTTGATATTATTTTTAACACCAACTTGGGTTGGTTGCTCCACTTCTTTTTTAATAGATATATAATCTCCTTCAACTAACTTATTTCTATCTGAAGATGGAAACGATAACCATAAATTTTGATCTTCTGTAGACTTATAAACCCTATCCATAGTTAGATTATAGTATTCCCCAGTTGTTTGCTTTAAGTAATATTTAAAGTAATAAGCCCAATCAGGTTGTGTCCCAATCAATTTAGCCGCTAAACATAAAGATTGACTAGCAGCTCCTAAAAATGATGACGCTCCACTGTTGCTTAGATCAACGGGCACTACTTGCGCTCCGCTAACACTTGTAAAAACAGGTGTTTCTCTTCCGTATTTATCTCCATATACAACCCCAAGTTGATATGTTCTATTAGATTTTATAGATCTTCTACCCGTAGTACCGCTAAAAGAATAACTACTTGGATCTTCGTTTCTAGCTTCCCACTTTATGTCTATATCAGAATTTGTTTTTCCACCTAAAAAATCTTTTAACGTATAGTTTTGTAAATAATTTCCATATATTAATCTATTACCTGTTATTTCTTGAGCTAAAGCTACTCTAGGAACATTATCCCACGGTCGTAGCATTTGGTTCTCAGGTAAAGCGGCATAGATGTTTTCTGTAGTAATAGTATACTCTCCACGATAACCAGTAGGTCTTGTATGATGAAATATAGTAGTTGGACCACCCGTTAAGTTTACGGGTAATATATCTCCAAGTTTGGTTACCGCTTGTAATTCAGTATAATTTGAATAATTTACGCTGTTCCAATAGTTGGTACTCATATTGGCTGATTGTGGGTCATCCCACTTTATACTATCAACAGAGTAAACGGTTGTTGAATCTTCTTTTTTAAATAATATATCTATTTGGATTACGTCTTTGGGAGTGTCAGGAGTTATTAAATCTTGTAATTTAATACTAATTGTTTTATTTTGCATTCCAACATTATAAGGATCTTTTGTTGGATGAAAACCAAAGTTACCAGCTAAGAATACTGGTTGAGTGAAAGGACTAAATGCAGAATATTCACCATCTGCATACTTGTATCTTGTTGCGAATCTAATAAAAGTTTGTTCAAATATTACTTCTCTATCATCTTCTTTAATAATATAATATTCATCAAACTCTCCTGTTGGGATAGATTGTTCTATCTCCAAAATCTCTAAATTCATTTGAGCTATACCTAGTTGAGCTCCAACATCCCAAAAAGGAGGTTGACCTCCACTCCAAGAATCAACTTTTGCTTTTATTTCGTAACTTATTGGTAAATTACCAGAAGCACCATGAGACTTTAAAAGCACAATATCGTTTACTTCTATTGGAAATGGATCAAAATGGTTAACATCAGCTGTATGTGTCATTGAGATTATATCTCCAACAAAAGGCAAACTACCATTATTAAAAGCAGATACATTAATAGCAACATGAGGTACCATTCCACCTCCAAAACCACCTATACTAAATGTTTGTTGAGCTGTTGATTCAAAGAATATTACCTTAGGAGAGTTACTTGGCTTCTTTTTAATAACAACAATATACTCTTCTTTTATATCTAATATATTTGCTGGTGTAACCGTCCAATTAGATCCAATATCAATACCAAATTTTGGGACAGGTGACCCATCCACAAATAATTTAGTATGGGTATTCATATTCGATGTACCCAGTTTACAGTTTTTTATATTGATTTTCCTAGGTTCGTTTCTATTATCTGTCCAAAATAATAAATCATCAATTATATTTATACCGGTAATAGTATCATTAAAGTCAAACTTTAAAGTGTCTTTGTTGATATCTACTATTACAGGTGTAACAGTACCATCATCATGATATTCTATAATAGCATCTTTAGTGTCTCCATAGACAAACCAATATAATACGTCATTCTTTTCATCAGCTATCGCTCCCACACATCTTGATCCTGGAAATTGCTCTCCAATAATTGCTTCAACTCTAGAATTTCCTAAAATATTTTGTGCCGTTCCAACATCTGAACCTTCTGATGTTGCGATTTGTATATTTAAAGCATCTCTATATTGTCCAACAGGTATTATTCTTTCGTCAAGGTCTTTGTTCATCGACCCCTTCGCGAAAGTATTTTTAATCTCCGGCATATTTTAGTGTTTTATCCATTTAGACTTACCTCTCATTATCTGAGTAAGTTCTTCAATCTTCAAGTTTGATAATCGTAATTTTGCTGTTCTAATTGCTGCAAAGCGTTCTTTCTTAAGTCTATTAATAACGTATTCTGGAACCCCCATTTTAGTAGATAAAATAGCATGTGATATCCATCTATACATTGCTTCCTCAGCAAATTTATGAACTTGCATTTCCTTGTTTGTCCCAAGACTATCGCTTATATAATCTAAGATCACAGTTTTTCCTGAAATATTAGAGCTAAAATTGATTTTTCCTGAATTACAATCCATATAAAAAGAACCATTAACCTGAGCATGTTGAGGATCTAGTCCATATCTTCCTCCATCCATCGACCGATAATTATCATCGTCATATTGATTTTGATTTTCTGATGGTGTTCCTGATTTATAATTTAACCAAACCGTAGATTCCTCTGTATTAGAAACGAATCCAACTGTATCACCACTATCGACCACTTCTACGCAAGGATCTGAAAGCTCAACAGTTGTTGTTCCAACTCCTACTACTTTAATAGCTTCTCCAGCATCATTAACAAAACCATGGTGGTTTATAAACATACCTACTTTTATGCCCGCGGTACTAGTTAAGTTTAAAGCCGTTTCACCAGTACCTGCAGCAGCTGTTGTTGTAGTTTCTATTAATGATCCTTTAGAAAGCCTTAAAGGATGTCCTAAGTAAAAAAAACGAGTTATCAATAATTGCTCATTTGTTGTTGCTAATGCGTTTTTATTATTTGTGCCTGCTAAATTTTCTAAAGTAATAGATGTTATTCCAGCCGTAGTTGTTATATTGTGTATGTGCGAAGCGGGTTTTAAATTAGGACCTTCAACCCTCATTCCATGAACTAGAATACCGCTATAGTCACCGTCTAATACAACTACATTGCTCCCACCCACTAGAGTTCCAATAGGCTTTATTGTATGATCGCCATCACTATTTTGATAGAAAGATTTTGGATTTGATGTTTTACTTGTAGGATATAATAAGTGTTTTATACCAGCAGAATCTACCCAGCTAATTTTAGTATAGTTTACATAGTCTCGCGGAAGTATCATTTGCAAACTAGGTGGAACAACTATTTCTCGGCTCTTACAGGACTTAAATGTGTCAAATGATAATTCTTGCATAGCTCTTTGTGCATGAAATGCTACGTCTGTTCTTTTTACTTTTTGAATAATTTTTTCCTCACCAACATATACTACCATAAATTGGTTTATTATATCTTCTAAAGAAACAAATTGATATCCACCATAATTATCGCCTTCGTAGTATTCTTGTTGAGTAGTTCCATCTAATAATCCCATTTATTTATTTTTTTTCTTGTTGAATATTTCTACTGTCTTCTCCCGCTGCTATTTGATATAAAGATTGATCTTTAAGTGTGAACCCTGCTAAAGTTAATATCTTTAAAACTAATTCCGTTTCCTCTGATGGGTGTAATTCAAAATTCTGGGCATCAATTGCGCCTTCATTATATAAAGCGTTCTCACCAACCACAACGTATGTCCAATTTGCAGTCTCAGGTTCTCTAATGTAATCTACAAAGATAGTGGCAGGATCATCTCCTAATAATGTAACTAAGTTTTCCCCAACAAAATAAGCGGGTCTGTTGGCTGTTGGTCTTGTTAATGGACCAAGTTGTAATCGCCTCGCTTCTTGTCTACTAACTCCTTCGGCTATAATATTATTATTAGTTCTAATAGTAGTAACCCTATATAAATTACCCAAATCACCCAAATCATACATAGCTGGATCCGCCGTCCCTGTTTGAGTTATGGTATTTGTTTGTTCAAACACACTAATCTTCTCCTGTAATACATCAACCATATCAGCATGAACAGTGTCATTACCTGGTGTTCTTCTAAATTGATTTAAATCATAGAAGTATTGCTCGAATATATCCATCTGCGCGTGATTAGCAAGTAAATTAAATTCTTGAGGTGTTATATAACCTCTTTGTTCTTTATTTGCAAGAGTTAAAACTCTTTGATATACTCTATCTACATTTACCATAGTGTCTTTTTAATTTGTAGTTTACGATCGCCCCGTAAGGCGACCGCTCTACAGTTTGATTAATTATTTAATCTTTTTTCAATATTTGAATATATATCCATACCTTCATCAGTTTTAAACCAATGTGCTAAAGCAGTATATGGATGCTCGTCAAATGGTATTACCATTAACTTTCTTCCGTTAGAACCCCAAAGGAAATTCCTTTGATCAGAAGATAATCTTAAAATACCATCTTCAACAGCTCTAATACCAAAGTTTCTTAGCATTACATTTTCATCATCTGCAAGTTCTAAGAACAATTTAGGGTTATTCTTAGCAAATATAAGCAAATCACGTCTAAGTTCCTTAGAACTCAAACCTGATACTTTAGAACCAACCTCAACACGCATAATAGCCTCTGCCATGTCAATGTCAATGGATTTTGCTGCTACCAAAGCATCAACTTGTAATTCTAATACATCTATTTCTTCTGCAGCTAATTGAGCTGGTTTATATTCCTTCCAAATATTATCTTTATGTGGATGATATAAACTCAAAAGTTTTTGCAAAACTGTTTTTTCTTTTGGTACAAATAAACTACCGTCTCTAAATATGATATGAGATAATCTTTGATCACCTTTCATTTCGTCCACGAATGAAGTTTGTTGATTTTCACAATATTTCAACTCACGTTCGTATCCTTTTTCTTGATCGAACCAGAATATATTAGAAGATCTAACCATATAAGATATTGGTTTTCTTTTACTACTTAAGTAGTATATTCTATCTTTAATTTCCCACTCATTAGATGGTACTACTCTTTCTCTTGCTTGTGGTTGCTCTACAACCTGTGGAGCTTCTAAAACCTCCATAACTTCTTGTTCAGTTACAGTTTCTTCTATAACTTCTTTTGTTTTTTGTTTTTTTGCCATAATATAATATAATATAAATTAATAAAAATAAAGGGAGTGGAGACTAAGCTCCACCCTCTTTAAAATAGTTGTGCTTATTTCAACATCATGAAATTATTAGCACCTTGTGTAATTAAACATCTTTCTGATAACATATGGATTTGCATTGCATCTAAAGCAGACGTAGCAGCTCCAACAGAACCAGTAACCCAAGTTTTCATTCGTCTATCATCAGTTTGAGAAGCTCTATAACGTACGTGTAAAAATGGACGTTTTAAGTTTTTCCCTAACATTTGATCGTAAACTGTAGATGTACCAGCTGGTATAATTATACCTCTGATTGCGTTAGCAGCAGAAGCAGCGTTAATACCACCTCTTGTAGCTTTATCGTTTAAGTATCTGAAATCTGACTTGTAGAAATCGTAAGATCCACGTCTGAAACCAGAGAAACCTAAATTAAGTGCCATATCTTCTGAGTTGTTAAACACTCCATAAGAAGTACCACCAGCCCCATAAGAATTCATAGAAGCTAACATGTCATCGATCGCAAGAGATGTACCTCTATTCAAAAACATCATATTCTCTTCAATAGCACCTTGAGAGTCAAACTCAGCTAAGATAGCATCAAATTCAGCTAAATCAGTAGCAGCGTTAACACCAGTGATACCAGTAGTAACATTACCTCTTGATTCAACAGCTGCAAATAAACCTTCAGTACCAACCGCATTTCCAGCAGATGTACCAGAGATAATATCAGCACCATCAATCTCAGTAGAACCGGCTACACCAAGTTCTCCCTCTAACATTGCCATTTCTAAGTAGTCATTAAAACGAGCTCTAGTATCAGCTTCAGCTTTTAAATACCATAAGTATCCACTTTGTCCATCTTCAGAAGCAACTTCAACCCAACCGATTCTAGCTGTATCAGAACCTGATACTTCGTAGTAATCTTTAATAATGATTGGTTTGTTAGTAAAACTTTTGAAAGATGGTTCGTTAGCACCTCTTGTGTTAGTGGCAGTTGAACCACCAGCAGCAGCTCTATAGCTGTCACCTTTTCCGTATTCAGAACCATATACTAATACAGTAGTTGCATTAGCTGTAGTAAGTAGCGCGATAACAGAACCATCATAAGGTTCAACATCGATAACATCAGCCGCTACAACCGATACGATACATTTATAAACACCATTAACATTAGATAGTATAATAGTATCATTCACTCGGATACCATGAGACTCTGCTGTATAAGTAGCGTTCGCATCAATGTTAGCTGTAATTGTAAACTGAGCTACAGTAGCAGAACCACCAGTGTAAAGTGCAGCACCAGCAGAAGCGGAACTAACATTACCTGTATATGATAAGTGTAATCTACCTTGTTCCGACCAAACAACTTGGTCAGCACTCATAGATTCTTCAGCTCCAACTTGTGAAAGAAAACCAGATATAGTCCTAGGACCAAATACCTCAGCTTCTTTTTCCATTAGATCTGGTAAATATTGTTGCGCCCAGCCTTCTCCGGCTGTAGACGTAAAATCGAAATAGTTTGAAGATAGTGCCTGCTGTATTGGAGCTGGAACACTATTTAAACTACCTCCGGGTGTAATTGCCATAATTTTGTTTTTTTAAATTTATTATTTATTTTTAATTTTAAACTTGAAATCAGGTTGATCGTCGTTATTTAATGCTCGAACTTTTAACCCACTAGTGTTCATGTTTTCGACATGAGCTTGTCTAGGGTCCATGCTTATATTTTTAGACTTTGAGATACTTTCTTTTAAAGCATCAGCTTTTCCTTGTTCGTAAAAATGGTTAGCAATCGCGTCAGAATTCATTGCAGTAAAAAGTCCTTTATGATAGCCCGCGGCGTCTTTCATTATATTGTCTTTAGTCAAAAACTTTTTGATAAAGTTATTAATGTCGCCTTGAGTTTCTTTCAGTTTAATCGTGTCTTTAACGTTAAATCTAAACTTTTTGTCTCCAACATTATATTCAAAACCTTTGAATTTATCATTGAAAACTTTGTTAGTTTTATCCGCAAATACATCAGATTGTTTCTTACTTAATTCATAATCTCTTTCTGATTCCTCGTTGTGTTTGCTGAAGAAATCAATTGCCTCTTGTTGCTCATTTGTGAGTTTAGAGCCAGCTTTGATGTCTTCATAGTATTTGGATTTTACACTGTCCAAGTGTAGCTTTGCTTGAGCAACTTGCTCCTTCATAGCTAATTTTTTTCTTTTAATATCTCTTTCCTCGTCAACATCTTCGTCATACGAAAACGTATCTTCCATAACGAAATCAATTTCGTCACCTGTTAAGTGAGGTTTAGTAGATTTGTAATATTCTTTTAATAAAGTTTGATTATCTAATTCAGAGTAGTCTTGGTTAAGTGTAACATAGTCGTTTAAATCACCTCCAGTTTCCTCCATAAAAGTCATTAACTTCTGGATATTGTCTGGTAATGGTTCTCCACTTTCCATAGATTCTGTTAAAGCTTGTCCTACAATATCCGCTACTTCTTCAGTTTCTTGTTGATCTACTTCATTAGTTATCTCTTCAACAATAGGAGTTTCAGTATCCTCGTCTACTGGTTCAACAATTTCTTCAACTACCTCTTCAACAACTGCAGTTGGTTCTTCTACTGTAGAATCAGTTTTCTCTATTGGTTTATCTAAATTAACCTTAGTGATAGTCTCTTGACTTAAATCTTCAGGTTCCATTTTCATTTTTGCTTGAACTTTAGTAACGTCTCCTTTAGGTTCGTTTACTTTAAGTTCCTCGGTAGCCTTTTCTACTACCTCTTCTTTTTTCTTTTTTGCCATAATAAAATATTATAAAATTAATAAAATTGTTTCCTACCTAGGTCCAAAGCTCGATAAATCAATACCTCCTAATATATCATTACCTGTTGACTCAAAGTTTTTAGGTGGTTTGTTGTTATTTCTTTGATCAATTAACTCGCTTTGTTGAGTTGCTTGTATCTTTGTTCTTTTATCTTTACGATCCTCTTTCTCGTTTTCTCCTTGATATTTTTGATTTGCATCAATTCCCCTTAATTGCATGTTGTATTGGAATTCTAACTCCATCAATTGTTTCTTTATCTCTGCTTCTTTTATTAGGTTGTCTATCTTGAATTGAGATCTAGCTTCTTCAATAGATATAGATGTACTAGCAACAGCTTGTTGTTTTTGCATTTCCAATTCAGCCGACGCCTGTTGTTGTTGAATATTAGCCTGCGCTTGAGCTTGCATGTTCTCTTGTTGTATTTGCTGGTCTCTTGCTATTTTCTTTTTTCTTCTAATCTTTAATAATTGATTAGCAAGTTTTATATTTTTAATCTCTCTAAGATCAATAGCATCCTCTAGTTCGATATTCATTTGTGACAAAGCTACTTGTATGTTATTCTCAAGCATTGCTTTTTCCTCTTCATCTGGGGTTAATTCGATAAATATACCAAAGTCATATAAATGTAATTGACTCATCTCAGTTAATGTCGCTACGTTATGAGCTCCAATAGACTGTATAAATGCTTCTTTAGTTGGTGAGTATTCTATAATATCAGATATTCTTAAAGATAGACATCCACAAACTTCAGAGGTTAAAAACAATCCACCTTGTAAGATATGTCTAGTAGCCGTATTAGAATTAGCTGCTGCCATTTTCTGAACACCAACTAATGATTTTGGATCTGGATTAGCAGCATCCCTAGCTTCGTTAAGTCCAGTCACATCTCTTATCATTTGAAGATAGTAATTGTAATTACCAATTAAAGATTGTAATTTTTGACCACCCGACCCACTTGAGATCTCTTGTATAGGAACTTTCCCAGGATTCATATCTCCTTCAGAAGTTAAACTCCTACCAATAATAGAACCAGTTTGGAAGAACATGTTTAAAGCTTCTTGTGGACTATAGTTTGTTCCATTACCTAAATCAATTTCAGCCAAACCATCAGCGTCTAGATAAACTCCATCAGGTGTCATTCTAGACATTACTTGCTGAATCTTTAAATGAGTTAGTTGAATCATATCTGCGAAACCGGTTATGCGATTAACTAACGAATCAATTCTACCTTCATACATTCTTGGCGCACATATAGCGTAATTCATTTTTACTTTAGTAAAATCGCTTTTAGGACGCATCATATTCTTTGCCATCTCCCACTTGAGTAATTTCTTTGTACCTAAAACTATAGCGCCATCATATAAACATTCAATTTTTCTAGATTCTTTAGTAAAATTAGAATCCATATCTTGAGGCGGATCAAATGAATCATCTTTTTCTATAGCTTTTTCAGCACCACTAGCAGTTTCTTTTAGCTTGTAAACCTCACTCATGTAGGTTTTATAATTAAAGTATAGTACTTGAACAGTATTATTATCTGCACTTCTTTTATTGAAGTCGCGGATACCACCACCTTTAATTATTTCTTCTAAATCTTCTTGGGTTAGGTGTGGGAATTGTTTAATTAACTCGTTTATTGGAATTGATTTTACTTCACCAACATAATATATATCTTCAAAGTAAGGTGAGTCAGTGTGTGAGTAAACTAATTTAGCTGGATCAACATAATCGATAACTACACCTTCAGAAGTATTAAAAGAGGTTTTCACCGCGCCTATACCAAGAACGGTTAAGTCGTAATAAAACCTCTTTTTAATTAATTCATATCTACTTCCTTCTAATAGAACATTTATTGCTTGCTCTTCTGCTATCTCTACAGCTTGTTTGTAATTAAGCTGCATATGTAAATCTAATTCTTCTTGTGAGTCTGGTAATAATGACGAATCGCCATTAAATAAATCCATTCCAAAGTTCTCTAGAACAAATTGCTTTAGTTCTTTAGTCCTCATGTCTTGCTGCACTTTCTCCATATACTGCGTTCTCTTACTTACGCCAAACGGATCTTGTGAATATGCTTTAACATCATATGTTCTTTCTGCGATACCATTAACAACAATATCTACAAACTTAGATATAATTGGAACAGGTTTCCAATCTAAATTAAGATAAGATAGATCACCATTAATAGATAATTCATCTTTATATTTTTGAATAGATTGTTCTCCTCTAGCATATAACCTTAAGTTATGAAAGTTATTTATATTATTAAGATATCTACTAGAGTAGTTATCTTTATCAAACCATTCAGATTCTATAGCTTGAGCGATTTTTAATCCATACTCAAAACTTATCTTTTCTACATCGCTAACTACTTGACTTGGGAACTGCCTCATATTATTCTTTAATTATTTTAGAAACACTGCCTTTGTTTGAATATTTGGCAATATTTATATTCAGTTTTGGTTTTTCAATCTTCGCATTCGGTCTATATAAATGTCTATTACAAGCCATTATAGCTAATCCAGAGCTTATAGAAGCATCATGTTTAGTTCTATTATTTATATCAAATCTACTCCAATCATTTAATGTTCTATTAAAATAAACATTTCCATAGTCTCCATCTCCTAGGTGTCCAACGTAATCCTGTATATACATTTCAATCGCTGCGGCGTGAGCTTGTTTTATATCCTCACTAGAATTAGGTATACCCCCAATTTCCTTTTCTGTTACAGATAGTTTATTCCATAATTTATCTGGTCTGTTCATACTAAACCCTCTATAACCTCTTCGCCTCAAATAGTAAAGTAATCTAGGTTTATTATTTTCACATAATAATGGCATTCCATAAAATACTAATGCCATTAAAACATCTTCAAAAAATATCTCAGCTGTTTGTGGTCTAGCTATATACTCTAAAAAGAACGAACTAGACGGAGCGTCTTCCATTGAGAACTTAGTTAATCCATGTAAAGCTCCATTTGATCCTCTGCCATCTACAGTTCCTGATATATCATAGGAGTCACAACCGAAAGCTCCCATATGTTCATTTGCTGGATATCTTATACCGTTCTTTATTATTATTTTGTTTTGTAAGTGAGACGGTGGTGTCCAACTAACTTTAAATCTACCTTTTGGATCTGGATAAAAAATTACTTGAGAATCTTTTATACCATTTACCCATTGAAAATTACCAGTTGTAACACCTAATGTTCTAGACATCTCCTCGTTGTAATCTATTTGCTCATATATCTTAACAAGATTAAATATAGAGTTCTTAGCCTCATCTCTAAATGCATGTTCTGTCGTTCTTGGAAACTGTCTGTAGAATTCATTTAAGGCATCGTGATCTGATTTTAAACCGTCTGCTTCGTTTTGCCAATTATCTATTACACCTACATCTATTAATTCACCATCTGGGGCGAATATATCGATATCAGGAGTAGTGAAAACTGGAAAGCCGTGCTCGTCAATAAAACCTTCGTAGTTCCATTCCATTGGGATAAACAAAGAGTATAAACCAGACTTTGTTTGGCCATTTCTATTTCGCTTAGTGACGTCTGATGCATTATATAGTTTTTTAAAATTACTACCTCCTTTATCCAAAGCGTTTGATGTTGATCCCATCATACACTTACCTACTATTCTACTACCTAATCGTAAACACGTCTTTGTAACTCTCCAATTATTTAAAATATTATCTGGTCTTTCCCACTTACCACTTTCATCATGAACTAGTAATGCTAATTTCTCACCATCATAACTATTGTCTCCAGTATTCTTCCAATCAATAGTCGTATCTAATCCTTGTATGTCTTCCAACTTTTCGTTCGTCGTGATTTTCTTTCTCGTAAACTTACTAGCAGGTACTCTGTAAGCAAGTTCGGATTTTGGGCGATCCATACCATCTTGTACAGGTTTAAAAAAGAATGGATAGTTAATCGATATAGGAACCACTTTGTCTGTAAACATTTTTTTCGCATCTGCACCTGTTTTAGATAATATACCATATCTACTATCACTCGCTAGAGTAGCTAAATTAACCGCTTCCGCAGAAGACATAAAAGAAAATCCAGAACGTCTGTTTTTTAAGTAACATATACCATAACATCTTTTATCTACCTTACAAGCTTCCCAAAATAAATAAAATAATCTATTTGCCTCTCTAAAGTCCGGAGCACCAACATCAATCTTGCTCCATTGTAGATACATATAGTGTGTACCTGTTATATATGTAGGTTTACCATTATTTGTAAACCAAAACCCTTCGTCTCTTCTTTTAAATTCTTCATCTATATAATCGAACCATTGTTCTTTTTGCTCATCCGGATATCCTCTCCAATCAAAGATATTTTTAATATTCTTTAACTCTTCAGGATACTCCGCTTTAACCCACTTATTTTTCTTGTGTTTAAATACTTCTTTAGGTGGTTTTGGTAAAGCTATCTGAAGATTTTGTATTTCAAGAATTTCACCAATTTGTCCGGTTTTTGATAACACAATAATATCATGTTCTTTATCATACCCGTACTTCCATTTCTTGCCTTTATTA